AGAATTAATTTGTCCGTTAGAAACAATCTTCTTGAAATGAAGATGTATCGTGTGAAATCTGGTATGGTCACACGCCCAATTCCTCACTACCGTATCATCAAAAAATAATTATGTCATCCGATAATAAACTCAAAAACTTCCTCAAGGACTTCGATGAATCCATCGTTCCCGCTGATGGTCTAGACTACGCTTTCTATGGCGTAGCAAAGACTGAGACTGGCTATCAAGCCATCTACTCAACGGAGCGAATTATCGCCCATTTGATGGAGGAAGATATGATGGACTTCGATGCCGCTGAAGAGTTTATGCACAAGAACATCTTTGATGCATACCAAGGCGAGAACCCGCCTATCTTTATGGACATCATCCCTGAGGAGTTCTGGAAATGAGATTACTCTTCATTCTCTTTTGCGTCTGCTTCGTCTTTGAGGCTGTCCTTTTTGTAGCGATTCTTAATACTTTTAATAAAGACGAAAAGAAGTCCTGTTGCTACAACTGCAAGACTTGTGCCGACAATCCAAGCAAACCATTGGCTGTCAAAAATCCAGAGGCTACCCATAGCCAAAGCACCGCCACCCATCAGAATTAACCCCTTGGTCTTCCAAGGCGTAAAGGCAATTACTGTTAGTCCTGCAACAAACAACCCCAGCCCTGTGGTACTAAACTGCCATAGGGCTTTCTCTTTTAAAGCAACTTGACGCTCTTTCTCCGCATTGTCGGCTATGGCTTGGGCGATAGCAATGGCGTTCTCCTTCTCTTCTACCAAAGCCCACAGGTCGCTAGTCTCAGAATCAATCTTCAACGCTTCTTCTTTGTCCTTCTTGACCGCCTTGTGGTCTTTTGATTCGACCATCCGTCTAAAAGATTCAACTCGTTCTTGCTTTGGCTTGCTGACCCCGCTGAGTCTTGCGACTTGCCCTTCAACGAGTTCTCTAGCAATCCCATCAGGAATGGCAGGAGCGACAGCAGTAAGGGCAGAAGCCGCTTCAGAAACGATTCCTTCGATTTTGTCAATGTATAGGTCTTTCTCCTTGTTGTTGATTATTACTGGAGCAATTGGCTCTTGGGTTGCACATCCGCATAAAAATATTGATGCTATTATATATCTCATTTGAGTTTTTCTAAAGCCTTGGTTCTGACCCAGTCAAACAACTCAGGGGCAATAGAACCAGCGATAGAACATAGAACGCTTTTATAAATAGGCTCTATGTCCACAGAGTACAAGGATAGGCTTGTAATTACGCCTACCACAGCACCTGCCGCTATCTTTCTGAACCATATAAAGAAAGTGTATTTTTCATTTCTGAGGACAAGGCTAGTGAAAGCACCAAGAGCACCGAAGATAGCCATAATCCATCCCCCTCGTTTGAGTTCTTGAATAAGGACTTCATAGTCGTGGTTGTCGTTCATCGTCAGTTCCTCAATGCTCGTTTTTTGGCTTCTTGTTCAGAAGCGTAGATGCCGACTTGAACTTTCTGGGAGTTATAGACCTTGAACTTGTCTCCTTGAATCATAATGATGTATCCGTTGATAGCCTGTAATACCTTTCCATTAGGTGCGACTTTCTCCGCAAAATTTTCTTTTACGCTGTAATTAGCGTTCATATCCCTATAATCTACCTGACCAACATCCTTGGTTCTGGTTGCACCGTAAGGGTTGCTGTTCATACCAAGCAGGTTTGTCTGCACATTACTTGGAAGGTCTGAAAGTTTACGCTCACCAGAGTTAGCAGAGATAGATGTTTCGTGCAGGTCTAGGACATTGATAGGTCTCTTGAGCAACAGAATCTCAGGCTTCTGCCCGTTCTTTTGAACAATACCTGTGTTATAAGACCTGTGACCAGAGTCCATAGATTCTACAAAGTCATTGAATTTTATAATGCCGTAGACATCTCCAGACTTAAGTCCTTTTGTAAGGCTATCTGTAAGCGTGTTGCCCATTGTGCTCTTGAGGTTAGCAAGCGTGAACGCTCCTGCCGTTTTAGAGCCATCCCATTCAGGGAAGAACCGCATAACTTCCTGCTTCTTCTTATCGCTAAGACCTTTCATAACTCTGTCCCACACAGCACCCATAAAGTCGTCTATCATAGGTGCTCTTGTGCCAAAGTTCTGAATGCTACTGTCTTCAAGGGTAAGCATCACGCTGGCAATCAACTCATCATAATTCATCTTGTTGTCCTTAACAATCTTCCTGAGTGCATCAGTCTGCTTGTTCTCAATTACAACTTCCCCAGTTTTTTTGTCCTTATGCGTGGTAACTTTTTCAACGGCTTCAGCCATCGCAATGCGAAGGTCTTTTTCGGAGACAATCTTACCACGCTTAAAGATGTCAAAAACATTGTAGTAGAACTCAGAGCCTTGAACTGACGCTCTAGCCTTCTCGTAAGATGTGAAGGTCAGAGGCATAATTGCTGTAACACCTTTGCCCGCATCTTTGTTTGCCTGTACAGCGTTGTTAGTTAGGTTGACAAACCCTTCACCTTGCGATGCCCAAGCCGCATTGCTTCCTCTTTCAGCCTGAAGCATAGGGTAAGGAAGACCTCCAGCACCCTCAGCAACCACCCTGCCTTCGGCTGTGGTGATGTCTGTACCCGTAAGGGTATCAGGAGCGTGGCTGATTGCCCTAAGCCCTCTGAGGTCATTTAAATCCTCAGCGGTGGCGTACCTGACGAAGCCTCCAGCCGATGCCATAGCCTTCTTGAACCAAGGCATATCCTCAGACTTACGGAGGACAAGCATATCCCTTTCGTTCAGGGAGTACCATTTGTCAGATTGAATCTTGCTCCAAGCGTACACCCAGAGTTCGTGACCCTTATGCTTCTCGATATTGACCGTGCCGTCAGCCTCAGTATTATGAATCTCCATCTCAGGATACTTCAGTTTATTGAAGTTATCCATAGTGGCTGGCATATACTGCCCCGTGTATTGGTCTAGGAGTTTAGAGTAGTTCTCTCCGAATGTCCTGACCTGTGACTTCAGCGGAAGACCTAGGTCGTTTTCAATACGCTGGAAGAAGTCCGTAGCACCCATTGCTCTGGCTCGTTCAGCGGCTTCAGAGTACAGCAGGTGCTGGTAATTCTTACCTCGGTATGCAGGTTCAACGCTGACGCTAGGGTCTGAGAAAATCTTTCTGCCATCCTTTGCTCCAATCTGAGTCTTCCAAGTGATGTGACCAACCTCTTTACCAGCCTCAGTAATCTGAAGGTAGTGGTTGTGTGTGCTCTTACCCGCAACCCTTCCAGCCATCACAGCCATACCTCTGCTTGCACTAGCCTTTTCGGTTTCAAATGTAAGTTTAAGTTCTTTTGACATCTCAGGGTTCTCAGCCGCATAGCGTCCAATGAATCCCTTCTTCCATTTCAGGCTTTTTTGGTTATAGGTTTGACCGCCCTTGTCGTTTTCGTTGACAGAAAAATGAATAGGAAGTTGGTCTTTTATACCATAGCCTCTTTGAGCCTTAACTTTTTGACTAGCACCAAACAGATAAGCGTCTATGTGGTCAGCGGGAACGCCAAGTGAACTAGCAACAGTATCTTTATAGAAATTAGCATCAGACATATCAGAGATAGGCTGTTTATAATCACTAGAAATAGACAGTTTACCTTTCTCAAGTAAATTTCCTTTCTCATCGTACTTTGGCTTTTCATATCTGCCGTAGATATTAGGTCTATCGTCATCATATTTAAATTTATCAAACCATTCGCTATGCGTAAAATCTGGTCTGTCCAATTCCCACATTGGGTTTTTCATTCTAACACCTTCGTTGTCTTTCCAATACCAAAGACCGCTGTTCTTTGCTTCCCAAATATTATCTGCTTTTGTTTTTCCTGTTTGCGGGTAGTGACCAATGTCTTCCCATCCAACATTGTCTGGATTTGTTTTGCTACCCCTAGCGTCTGGATTTCCAGTAATTTCATCATTTCCAACGCTAACTCTGCGAACTAATAATCCTTGTTCATCTTTTGATTCAAAGATGTTTTTCTTTGGTTTGTAGTAATCATCTCCTCCTTGGTAGTCGCTAGGGCTGTAGTATTTTGTGTCCCTGCTTTCTCTTTCAGCCCCAGTATTGGAGCGTCTAGCGTCCGTGTCCGATACCTTACGCTTATTGCCCATTACTTCTTGAACACGCTTGGCAAGTTGTTTTCTTGTATTCCTGATATTGTTCAATTCGTAATTATAAGTGTAGTAGTCTCCTTGCTTCTGAAGTTTTTTTGTAGCCTCTGTCAGACTTGTTCTTCCTTCTACGACATCGCTATAGATTTGCTTTGAAACGCTGTCGCTTCTAGAAGCCTTTTCTAAGGCAATCATCATATCGTCTTTGCTGGCTGATGTAAATACATCGAGGTTGTCAGCAATGTCTTTTACGCTTTGAGGCATCTCAACCTCGTGCCAAGATTTGACTGAACCTCTTAGTTCACTAAGCCAAGAATTAAGTTCAGTTAAAGAAGAACTGCTTTGAATTCTGCCTTTAAGTTCTTTCTCCTCTGGGCTGTAGTAAGCGTTCCTATCAAGAGTACTTCTGGTTACATCGTAGTAACCGCCATTACCAAGGCTCTCTGCGTTCCCAATGGTACGCATACGGGCGTGGTAAGGTCTGTTCTCTGGGTCAATGATAACTCCATCAAGATACTTAACGCCCTGAGAGCGTAGTCTTTCTGCGGCTTCAGACAGCAAAACATTATTAAGTTTCTTGCCACGCATTGACTCAGCAACGCCTGTGCTTTCTACGGATGCCTTGTTTCCGTCTACATTAATGTGTATGTTAGCAATGAAGTTAGGCTTTCCGCTTTTGTGAAACCCTTGTTTAACCTCAAGAGTAAATCCGTATTGAGGGTCACCAACAGAACGATGTGTGTTTTTGAATTCAACTGTCATTCCCTTTGGAAGCGTATCCTTGTTGTCGTTAAAATACTTCCCGATAAATGTTCTTTGAAATGCGTGACCAAAAGGGTCGTAGCGTCTTCCACCACGGCTATCCGTTTCAGCAACGCTATAGGATGTCATAGCCTTTCCGCTCATAAAGTCGGCTTTTATTTTGTCGTTAAGTACGATGTGGTTTCCTCTGGCAAGACCCATAGCGGTGATGATTTCATCACGGGACATTATTTGTTTTCCGTTTGCTTGAGCCTGAGCATCCATAATGCTATTTTGCAGTTCCTCAAAGGCTTTGCTTTCAGCCATTTTAACATTCACAGCCTCAACATAAGCGTCATAGAACTCCTTAGGAATTTCTCCATTTTTTACTCTTTTATCTAGTGCTTTAGTTGTCGTATTGACCAGTTGCTTAAAATCTTCTTGTCCTTGTCTTGGAGTGGTGACTTCGTGAATGGCTCTGGAAAGACTCCCTGAGATGTACTCGACATTTCTAGCGTCAAGTTTTCCAGCCTTGCCTTGTTCATACATATCAAGAACAAGTTTATTGGCATCAAACGAACCGTCAGATGCATTAGACAAAGTCTCAAACAGTTTTTTAATTTCAGGGTTTCCAGCGACATCAAGACCCTTAAGGAATCTTTCTGTAGAGCCGTACTTCTGAATCTTGATTCCGTATTTGGCAAGGAAACCGCCCCAGATTTCAGGAAGTGCTTTTCCATACAATCCTGTACGAGAAATATATTTCATCTGAGACACAGTAGGAGCATCGTCAGGATGAGTAAGGACAAGGGTGTTTATTCCCTTTCTGATAGATTCTACAATCAGGGATTTTAAAGCAACCAAGGTTCTTTCGTTGATGACTTCAAGAGGGTAGGCTTTTTTGTTCTTCATAGCCTCTTCGTGCTTAATGAACTCTCTGTCAATTGCTTCTATATTGCGACTTAGTGTGTGAGGAGATGCGGCTTCAAGTTCAACTAAATCAACGGTTTTATTGGTGTTTCCTTCATTCTTTCTTTTCTCAAGAATTCGTTTCTTGATTTCACCGTACACTTCCGCTTGCTGTTTTGCTGTTCTGTAAATCAAAGAATCTTTTTCTACAAACTCTTTGTTAACGGCATCTAGAACATTCCATAAAGCACGGCTATGACCTCCGTAAAGTGTATTATTGGGGTCTATCAAAGAACCGTGATAAGCCCTGTAAGCATCATAGGTGTCAAAAATATGAAGTCTTCCTTGGCTTGCATAATTAGGAACAGGATTTGGGTTAGACCTTTTGACATCGGCGGTTTCCCACGCAGTTTCCGCAATAGCAGAAGATGTGTCAGTATAAATTCTGCTTATGAATTCAGCAATTGTTCTAGGACCACCAATTGAAGCAGGATTAAATCTCTGATTAGCATAGAACACCTTACCATCGCTCATCTGAAGTCTTAATCCAGCATCTTGGGCGTTATTGAAATCGCTGTATCCGTCTTGATAATATTTAATGTTGTGGTCTACAAATTGGTCCGCTATGTTTTTTAGAATGTCAGGTTGTTTTAGAATCTCAAGCAGGTGGGTACGAGTTACATTTTCGTGAGATGCGTCTTTAGGTGTATGCGGACGAAGTCCAGTTGGGTCTCTTCTAAGACCAATGTCTGCATTACTTATGGCAAACATTTGCATATATTGGTTTACAATAAGGTCTGGATTCCTTTCAATAAATTTAGCAACTTCAAGTGCAATTTTTCTTGCTTCTTTTTCTTTTGCTGTAACCTTTTTAGATGTAGTGTTTCTTCCTTGTCCAGTTCTTTGGTTGTCAGAAAGATAACTAATCAGCGGAATTGAAGTGCCAAAGCCCTCGTCATAAAATGCACCATTTTTAAGGGCTTCAAGAACTCGTTCTCTTTCCTTAAGGTCTGGGTATTTGTTTACAAGTTCTTGAAGCCCTTGAAGTTTTTTAACTAAATCTGTTCTTTGTTCTGTCAGAATTTTTTGAGATTCTTTATTCAAAGCACCTTGAGGAAGAATGCTTTCACTATTGTTAGATTGAATTTCCTCTATGTATAGGTATTTGTTTCCTTCGGAATCGAATCTTACTGTTGTTCTTGTGTGAACAACTACATCAGGTCCGTAGTGACCTCTTACTCCGTGATGATATTGAGACTGTTCAATTCTAATAGGCGTTTCAGTATACTCGCCTTTAGTTCCACCAAATACATAATTCTCAGTCTGCAATCCTCCAAGTTCTTTAGCACCAGTATCAATCCTAAGCGACAAGCCATTGTTCTTAAGAAAATCTGTGATTTCCTTTGGGTCTAATACGGACATATTTTCTCCCTTAGGTGTAGCAATTGGAGAATGTTCCTGTCCTCTCGGAAGAATGCCACCAGTAGCCGCATCGTACCTGCGTGTTAATCTGTATGTAGGTTGAATCTTAGACTCAAGCCAATCAACAAATCCAACAGCCTCAGCCTCAGCCCATAGACGCTCTCCAGTTCTAGAGCCGTACTGAAGCAATCGCTTACGCAGTTGCTGAGGAGTCATATTAGGTGTATCTCTAAGCATCACCTGAATTCTGTCATTAAGAGCAGAACGGAAGGTCATAGGATAAATCTTATCCCATCCCTTCATATGAGCATCTATGCCACCAATACGCATACTCATCCAAGCCTGACCGCCAGAATTAGAGCCAAAAGAACCGTCAAGTCTTGCAGGGATTCCAGCGTGTTGAATTAGGGTTACCGAATCTTCTGAAAACAAATCTGCCTTAGAATCAATCTTTTCCAAAATCTTTGGAATCAATTCCATTTTATTTCTGATTCCGTTGAGAAATCTAGGGTCTACTTGAGGATTATTAATCTTTGCGTTGTATTCTTCAGTAAGACTTCTTAGCATCTCAACATATTCAGCACGAAACTTTCCTGCAAATCCTCTTGCGTGAAGTTCTTCTGTTGCTTTTTGTCTTCCGTACTCTTCTCTAGGGCTGAAGTGAACACCACGGTCATAAGCCGCCTTAACATCCTGAGCAACTTCGTGCATAGCCTGTTGTTGCTTCTGGAGTTTCTGCTTACCAGCAAGCATAGCCTGTTCTGGCGTTGCGTATGAACCAATACGCTCACCTCGTCTGTCGTAGGCAACGACCTCGCCATCAAGAATCTGATGGAATCTGTAGCCAGTTTTGTGCTCCCAATGCTTACCATTAGGGGCTTCCCTGTAGGTCATCTCAGCAGGTGAGAAGTTTCTGCCGATGTCTGGGATTGCATTCTTGGGGTCAAAGCCAAGAACCTTTTCTCCAGTTAGTCGGATGTCCTGCATTCTTCCAATTGAAAGCATCGTGTAGGCGTTCAAAGCATCGTAGTAGATTTCGCCAATAGGATGATTAACATAGACATCGCCAGCACCAAGGGGAACGCCAGCAACTTGATGCATAACATCTCTTCTCTTTCCTCCATTGCCGTCTCCGTTGTCCAACAGGATAGATGACTCAACCTTTCCACCAGCAACATCTTTACCCATATTGGTTATATACTTGATGTAGTCGGCTTCAAACAGCATAACATCTCCGTTCCATAGGTCTCTTACCGAAGGATTAGACCACATATTTTTCGCCCTCTCGCTATTAACCCTGAGGTCAAGGGTGTGTGCAACCATTGAGACCTTACCATTCTTGCCAACCTTTATGTCAACGCTAAGAAGAACACCAAGTCTGTTTGTGAAAGGAACTTCGTCTCCAGTAATTCTTGGTACATTTGGTCCAGTTTCTACCGTGTGCGTAGCACCCCAGTATCCAGACTCAAAAACTGATTTGTCTGGATTCATAGCAAGAGCCTGAAGAGTTTTAATCTTCTGACCCATAGCAGGTGAGATATGCCCAGCACGAATAAGTCCAGCAACATCCTTGTCAGACAAGTGACCAACTAGATTGCCAGCACCGTCTGTTTGTCTTGCTGGGTCAATGGCTAGAAGTTCAGCGTGAACAGCCTTGCCTAGTTGCAAGTCGTTAGAGAGACTTGTTTTCTTTCTAGGGTCTCTAGCCCCTCTTGCTCTACCAAGGTCGTCAAGACCTTTTCTGAGGATAAGTTCTCCTCTGGCTTTATCAGACATCAAGGTCAGGTCAATTCGTCCAGTTCTGTTTTGATTCTGAGTCATCTTCAAGAAGTCAGAAATCATATAGTCAATAGAGCCTACCCTGATTCGCTTCCCGCTACTGTCTCTGAAGGATTCAGACAATGACCTGCCTTGTTTAAACGAAAACCGTGGGTCAAGGGCAGAGCGTTTGTTTTCAAAGTGGTCAATAAATCTATTAACCGTTCTGTCCATTACTCCACGAAGACCTTCGTACTTACCAGCAAAGAATAAGAAGTCGGGTGGTTTAGCACCAACGAGTTCTTGGAAATAATACGCACCGAACTCTTCAGTAAGGTGTTCAAGTAAAGGCTTTTTGCTATTTACCGTAGCCTCAGTCAATGTGGCTTGACCTGTCTTTTCGTACTCATCAACAGCCCTATCAGCAAGGTCTGACAAACGCTTTGCTTCGGCGGCGTGTCCAGTAGGGTCAATGCTTTTATCAACCTTGTTGTATGTACGCTTCATATACTCCCTAAAGAAAGCCTTACTTTCATCTGGGTTGATAGAACCGCCTTCAAGGAGTTTACCTGTTGCGTCTCTTACGCCAAGAAGGTCGTGCTTGAGGTTCTCAATAAAGTGCGGAGTCATAACCGCCTTACGAAGAATTAAGTGAAGCATTTCGTGTGGAACTGTTCCAGCACGGAATCCAGATTTAGCACCCTTTGAAAGTTTAGTGGTGTTGATGTGCATTGTTACCTGACCATCAGCGGCTGTTTCCATCACAACGCCTTCCATATTGATGTGCTCAAACTGAGAAAGTTGTTTTGGTTTTGTAGGGTCTGTTTTATGTATACCAGTTTTCCTATCAAATCCGTTATCATCTAAGAACTTAGTGTGGTTAGCGTCATTTCTGAATTGAAATCTAGAGTCAGGAGCAAGACCGTCAAAGGCGACAACAATGCCATCCATCATCGGCTTAGTTCCTGTCATCTCTCCAATCTTTCTGAATAATTCATAGGCTTGAGCAGTATGATGTTTCCCTGTTTCCTTAGCACCCTCAATGGCGTACTTAGCCATTATGTCTGCTCGTTCAATGGTCTTAGCACCTGTGGCTCTAGAGAGAAGCCCACCAGCAAGTCCACCAACGCCACCAAGAGCAATGCCAGCCCCAGCACCCTGCCACATACCTTCAAGACCGTTATTGCCGTAGCCAAGCCCGCCACCAATGACAGCACCGTAAGCCGCACCTTTTGTTATGTCAGCAGACAATGAGAGAAGCGGGTCAGCGGCATTAATTACCTTAAGCAAGTTCTGTGCAGAAGGGGAAAGAATAGCCTTGTCAGCCTCAAGAGCCGCCTTAGCATAAGAAAGGAATCCTCTTGGACCTCTTTGTATTTGACCACCAATAGCACTAAGTGCTTGACCAACACCGTGTGCAACACCTCCAGCAACATAAGCATTGGAGATGTCAGAAACAATAGGAACAGAGTGTCCAGCAAGAGATGCCGCACTAGTTCCTAACGAACCCATACGGACGGTCTGACCAATTTCTCTAGCAGACATACCAGTTACAGTTTCTGCCGCCAATGAACCTGCGTTGATTCCGTAATCAATAACTCCTCTTGTTGCACCGCCAATCAATTCAATTGGTTTTCCAATGCCATATTTAAGAGCACCACCAATTAGTCTGTTTTGGATAGCCCCTGCACGGGCGGCAAGCATAGCGGCTTTCTCTCCCATACCAATAGCACGAAGCCCAAGTCCACCAATCTTGGCAAAAGGAATAAACAACGAGGGGTCAGCAATATAACTCATTGCCTGAGTCATTTAGTGGTCGATGTAATCTTTGTTGACTAACAAGGTTTTCTTTCCTTCTGCTAAGTCAATTGAATCTAAATTAAACTCTCTTGCTTCTTGATACTGCCTGTATCCCTCGTCTGAATCTTCGCCTGTTATAGCGGCTTTAAATCTAAAAAACTTGCTTGTAGGGTTTGATGATTGAGCAAGCATTCCGTACATATTTCTTGTACCTTGATAGAACGCTTCAACTCCAGAAGGTCCAAGTTTTGCCAAAGATTGCAACGGATGGTCTGCCACAGAACCAGCGGTTTTAGCAATCTGCTCAAAGATGTGAGCAACGCCTTCGCTAAGCAATCCAATGTCGTCTAAAATCCCTTTGTCTTCGTTTTTCTTCCACCCAAGATACCTAGAGAATTGACTTCTATCCATCTTGTAATATGGGTCTTTAGCCTTTTCAGCAAGTTCTTCTCCCGTAAGGGGGGCTGTAAGTCGCTTTAGAGCATCTGCTCTTTTATCCTCTGGCAAAGAGTTCAGGTATTTATCTGTGTCTTCATCACCTGTGTAGCGAGTTACAGAGTTAGCACCTTCGCCCCCAAAGTACTGGGGAGATGTATCAGCGTATATATCAGCCATATTACTTGAGGTTCTTATTACCAGTTCTTAGGGCGGCTTCAACATTTTTCTCAGCCTCTGGCTCTTTAAACATCACGGTGACACCCTTCATAGCACCTGTATTGATAAGTTGGTTCTTAAGCCGCTTTTCAATTTCATAGACTCTGCCCCAGTCGGCATCATCAAGTCTCCAGAACTCTGAGGGGTCTGGAACTGCCTTAGCAATCATAGCCTGTTCAAAGTTAGAGACAGTACCAACGCCAACGATGTCGGTTCTCATAGCGGCTTTAAGGGCGGCAATGTACACCTGAACTCTACCGTAGGCTTCCTGACGCTTCTTACCAATAGGAATAGTGTGTAAAGGAATCTTCAAGACTTCTTTGATTCCCCTGATAGCCGCAAGACCTGATGCGTTATTGATAGCCATTTCGTCAAACTTAGTTAAGTCGGCATCGCTTCGGTTGAACAATCCAGCAAGGAAAACGCCAGTTTCCTGTCCAACTTCTTCTGGAATCCATCCCTTTTCTGTTTGTTGACCAAAGATTCCACGCTTAGACTCACGGACATCAGCCGTTGTCATTTGCTTGCCAGATACTTGTGCCTGTTTGAACGAGTTTCCATCCCAGAACATTGGTCCAATTTCTGTATCAATAACTTTAAAGGCTGATTCAGGATGAAGAGCCGTGTACATAGCATCAAACCCAGAAGGAATATAACTGCGTCCTTCAGAGTCTTTGTATCTTTCCATAAGGAATGACTTAAGACGGGTTTTCTTTTCTTCTGTGGTGAGGTCTTTTGTTACCTCTCTAGTTCCAATCGTTGTCTGAACTTCAGACATAGAAGGAAGTATATCAGCCATACCAGCACCAGCAGGAACGGTTTCGCCCATTACCTTTGCTTTAACATCTCCGTATGAAGGAGGAGTTTTCTTTAAAGATGCATAGTTCTTTTCAAGAGTTGGAATTGAAGCGTCTAGTTGTTTTATTCTAGCCTCAAGAGCCTCTTTTGCTTTTATTTTTTCAGTAACACCCCACGGCTCACCAAATGCTAGTTTGCCTACTCTACCACCAGTCCACATACTGTGTGTGCCTGTATCTTTTTGAATTTGAAGAATTGTCTTCCAAGAATCTATGTATGCTTCCGTTTCTTTAAGGTTGTTGTCAAAATGCAAACCTCCTTTAAATTGGTCTTTTTCAACAGGTCTTGTTCCACGCTTACCTTTTTCAACTCTGTCTGTTGCTGGAGTAAAATCCCAGAAAAACGAGTCAGGAAATTGTTTATCAAACTCAGGAACAAGAAAATCTTCATCATTAGTCCAGCCGCCTGTCATATTTGTTTCAGCACCATAATAAGGTTTCCCGCCTTTAATTATTGAATCAAGATATCCTTTAAGACCTGACCTTGCTCTCTTTGATGCTTCAATTTCCTTTTCGTGTTTTCTGAGGTCAGCACCCCACGCTTCTCTTACAAGTGCGGCTTCTTCTGGGCTACTTGCTGAAGAACGCTTTAACTCAAGTCCAGCGGTAGCACCAGCAGGTCCAGCAGTTCCAGTAGTTCCAGCATCTCCTAAAACACCAGCGGCTTCTTCTTCTGTCATTTCACCTTCAATAGTTGAACTTCCAAGAATAATGCTGTCACCAACATTTGATTTATTGCGGTCAATTCCGCTTTCCTTCATTAAATCCTCAACCTTTTTAAGAGACAGACCAAACCGTTTTGCTACCTTTGCGGCTGTGTCTCCTTTCTCAAGGTCATATCTGAGATTGCCGTCATCGCCAGCATAAGCACCTTGCTCAATTCTTCTTTGAATTCTTGCTCTTTGACCTTCAGCAGACCTAGGGTCAACATACTTAGGTTCAGGTGCAGGAAGTCCTTCAGGAGCGGCTGGAGCAGAAGCGGAAGACTCAGGAGGAGGAAGTGCATCAGCAGTTGAAGGCGTGTTTATTGTCTTAAACCATTGCTCAGGAGACATTCCATTTGATTCTGCATCTTTCTGAAGTTGCTTGTAGAACTCAGGAGCAGACACTCCGTATTCTTTAACAGCCTTTGTGAATTCAGCCTCACTAATCCCAAGAGACCTAGCATAAGCCTGAACGCTGATATCGGTTTTTCCTGCTGGCTTAGAAGTAGGCTTTGCCTCTGCCGCCTTAGACGGAGGAGGAGGTAGTGCTTCTGGGGTTCTAACAACAGGTGCTGGAGCAGGGGCTGGGGCTGGAGCGGGAGGGGGCAGGGGAATAACAGGTACAGGTGCAGGAGCAGGTACAGGTGCAGGTACAGGTGCAGTAACTACAGGAGCAGGTGCAGACGGAGGAGGAGGGAGTGCCGCTGGTACAGGTGCTGGAGCAGGGACTGAGGCTGAAGGAGGTGGAGGTACAACTACAGGTGCTGGAGCAGACGGAGCAACAGCAGTTGGAATTGAATCAGGAAGCATATCACTAGGATATTCTTGATTAACCTCAACACGGATAAGACCACGCTCTGTATTTACATATCTAGCAACAGAACCTCTGTTAATTCTTCCAGTAATTTTTCCATCCTCAAACCTAAGTACATCAATGCCTTTACTTGGTGAAGGAAGGTTAATGGAAACAGGCTTACCACTTGCATCTGTAACAACTGTCTTTGTACTTAGGAAGTCCTTAGTTGTCATTCCAGAACGCTCTACATCACCAGCGTATGGCGTTGCTCCAGAAAGTTCAGCGGTTAGTTTTTCCTGAAGAGCGTAAATCTGG